AAGCATCATAGAAATTTCACTCCAAATGTCATCAGTTAGCGTGTCAGTTATCGTCATTTACAATTATACATTTTGAAAATATCTTAATATTGGTATAAAAACGTAATATTTGCGGGAATAATATAAAAATTAAATTCATACATTTAAATAAATGACTGAAGTTATAATATTGTCTCGCGAGGCGTTTAATATTACACTAAATAACGAATCAAATTTATTTACTGTAAATATAACAGCAGATGTAGAATACAACGAAGATGGATTTCAAGAATTTTTGGAGTATTTTAAGAATACGTGGATATACATTCAAAATGAAAAATTAGTTTATTATCTTTTTATAAATCTTGGAATCTGTAAAAAAGAAAACGAACTTCCTCTACAAGCTTATATTAAACTAATTAAAATGATAACGGATCTTAATGATATAATAATTAGACATTGTCATTGTGTATGTATACTTACAGAAGGATCCGAAAAATGGGAAAATGCATATAATCTTATAACTAAATTATGGAATCCTCCAGAACAAAGACCTCTTAAATTTACACAAGAACAAGAACAGGTTGATATTTTTTTTAAGAGTAATAAATTAATAAATTAATAAAATGTAAATATTCCCATTTTGCAAAAAAATATTATAACTAAGTAAATTTTAAATGATATTTCAACTAATAAATGAAGATTATTAGCTGGAATGTCAACGGAATTAGGTCAAGAATTTTTAATGACTCAATTGGATCAAAATTAAAAAAAGACAGGGACATTATAATTAGTGAAGACAGTCCTATTCAAGATATACTTAAATATGATCCAGATATTATCTGTTTTCAAGAAACAAGATGTAACAAAGAATTTGGAGAAAAACACATTAAAATTCCAGGATATCATTCATTCTTTAATGAATCATTAGCCGACGGAGCTAGAAGCTCAAATAGGTATTCTGGCACTGCTATATTTTATAAAATGTATATGCAACCAATTGCAACACATACAGAAATTAAGGACTATGAAGACAATGAGGGTCGAATTATATCTATGGAGTTTGAAAACTTCAAGATTATTAATGTTTATGCTCCTAATAGCGGAACAAATCTTGATAAAAAGCAACTTTTCATTGACGCTATGTTAAATTATTTGAATACATCTAATGATAAATTTACGATTTTTTGCGGAGACATGAATATAGCTGTTGATACTCATTTTTTACCTAGTTTTAAATATGCACAATCCCCTGGTCTATATCCACATGAAATTGACTTTTGGACAAATCTCAAAGATATAAATTTTGTAGACCCCATTAAGTGTGACATTATTTACACGTGGTGGGATCCTCGTCAGCGCAAAGAAAATGGAATGTCTGTATGCAGAAATAGAAATAAAGGATGGAGACTTGATTACTTTTTTGTTAATCAAAAAACTAATCATTGTTCCAGTAAATGCCTTAAAGTTATAGGAGAAAATAATCAAGGTATCCCTCTCGCTAGTGACCATGCCCCAATTCTTTTAGAAATTAAAGATTAGATAGCACCTAAGATGTCAAATATCGGAATACCAAGTGGTAGAGTAGTAGCATTTGTAGATTTATCATAAACCTCAAAACCAATTCCAAGTGTTAGTATTATAGCAACCGCTAAGGCAGAAAAGTATAAGATTTTAGTAAATATAGATTTACCACACGAATTTGATTTACAACAATCATCGTTAGCCAATGTTAATTCATTAAGACTTGAGAAAACTATCCACATAAAGATAGCTAATACTATCGCTAATGGTAACTTCATTTTTAATTTATCTAATATAAATATTTTAATTTTATTTTAAATTAAAACGAATTTAGTGTCTCCTAGGAGACATTACATTACATTACACTTATTCATTCATTCATTGGATGTCATCCATCCAGAAATCTTTCAATGTATAATTAGATATCTTTGAAAACATTTCCTGAAGTTCTTTTTGTTTTTTGATTAGCTTTTCAATAGTGTCTTCGCTAAATGTATGTATTTTCATATCTGTAAGAAATGTATAACTGTTGTCAATTTTAATGTATTGTTTTTCTTCAAGTTGTTTATTAATGTAGTCTAACTTTTGACGAAACACCTTGATCTTTTCATCGATTACTTCATTTACAAAGTTAATCTTTGCAGTAATTACATCTAATTCGCTAGAAATCTTTTTGACTAGTTTTTCCCGTCTTTTGATGTAATAATCATTTCTAACTCTCCAGAAATGATAAATTATTTCTTCAGGTGATTCCATTTTAACTATTTCATTTTTTTCATTAAATACGTACATATTCTTTGCAGATATATGACTTATCAGTTTTAGTTTCTTCTCAATTTCACGATTATCATTCCATTCGTAAACTGTTTCTAGTGGCATTTTAATCTCAAAGTGAACTGTTGTTTCAGTAGACATATTTTTATAACTATAGATTGTATTTTCAGTTTCAAGTTTATCAAGAAATGACTTATAGTCCTCCGTCCATGTTCCTACTGGTAGTTCTGTTACTGTAATAACATTTGCTTTGATTGTGTATATTCCATGAGAAGTCCATTTGTTGTCTTCTACTTTTTTGATAGTTCCTTCAAATCCTCTATACCATGGTGTCATCTCTTGGATGTCTGCATCTTCATTACCCACAAGCCTCAGAAGGCGTTCTTTGATGTCATCTGGATTAAAACAGGGAATATCAGTTGAAAAGCCAGTTCCAATACCACACGCGCCATTGATTAATACAATTGGTAATGTTGGGACATAAAACTTTGGTTCAATAGATTGTCCGTCATCATCTAAATAATCTAGTATATCAAAATCGTCTGTATTAAATAGTTCTTTGAAATGTTTTGAAAGATGCGTGAAGATGTACCTCGGACTTGATGCATCTTTTCCTCCGAGTAATCTTGTACCAAATTGTCCAGCTGGTTCAAGAAGATTCATATTATTGGATCCTGTAAATGTTTGTGCTAGATTTATAATAGTATCTTGTAGGCTTGCTTCGCCATGATGATAACTAGAGACCTCAGAAACATAGCCGGCTAATTGTGATACTTTAATCTCGGAATACAGATTTCTTTTAATGCATGCAAATATAATCTTACGCTGCGAAGGTTTAAGACCATCAATAAGACTTGGAATAGATCTTACATTGTCTGCTATAGAAAACAACACAAGTTCTTTATTAATTAAATCTTTGATATTTACCTTTTTATTATTGTAATCAAGTGTTTCAGGACTTTTGATATTATCAAGAATCCATTTCTTTCTTGCATCTGCTTCTGTTTTTGTAAAAGCTAAATGTAGATAATCAGTGTCCTCTTTTGACTCATTTTTATAATTTAATGTTTTCATATCTTTGAAGTATTCTTTTGCTTCACTAGAAGTGCTAGTGCCAAGTCCCTTATAATATTTAACTTTGAACCCTGAAATACCATTATTTTCTTTGTATTTTTTATAATCATCAACATTATAAAATGGAATAATCTGAGACTTTTTAGTAAGCTTAATAACAGGTGTTACAAGAGATGAAATAAAGTCTGTCTTGAGAAGCTCTGGCCATCCATTGCCAATAAAATTTACGATAAGACTCTTGATATGAAATCCATCTGTGTCTGCATCTGTCATCACAAGTATTTTTCCATATCTTAGGTCAGATACAGAGGTGTATTTCTTTCCGCTTTGAAGACCAAGGATCTGTTTAATATTATTAATTTCTTCGTTCTTTGAAAGCTGTGCATAAGTAGCTGTTCTTGTATTGAGAAGCTTACCACGAAGTGGAAAAACTCCATATGTATCACGGCCTACAACAGAAAGTCCAGAAATAGCAGTAGCTTTTGCTGAATCTCCCTCTGTAAATATAATAGTGCAAGATTTAGACTCTTTAGTTCCAGCTTTATTTGCATCATCAAGCTTTGGAATTATAACACGATTAGTTTTCTTACCATCTGTCTTTTGAAGAGACTTCTTCTCTTTTGCATTTGCTACAAGAAGAATATTTTCAAGAATGCCCATTTTAGTAATTTGCTGAATAAAATCATTGGATGGATTAAATCTACTGCCAAAGTCTGAAATCTTAGTAATATTCTTTTCTTTTGTTTGTGATGAATAAGTTGCATTTTCAATAAGACAATTGATGAATACAAAAAGATTATCTTTGATGTATTGCTGTTTGATAGTAATAGATTTGTGCTTTTCTTGAATAATTTCTGTCACCTTTTTAATTATTGGGTTAATGACATGATCTACATGAGATCCGCCATCTGTTGTGCTAATTCCATTTACAAATGATATACACTGAAACCCAGATTCAGATGGTGCAATACCAACCTGCCATCTTTCAGTTTCTTGAATGATTCTAGGAAATGTTTTCTTTGGACCGATGTATGTCGAGATGTAGTCAGAAAAGTCTTTAATATTAAGTTTTTTGTCATTAAAATAGACGCTTACATCTTTAGATGTGATAGCACAGATGTCAAAAACACGTTTCTTTAGTATTTCAAGTGTATCGTCACAGATTCCAGTTGTTCCAAACTTTTCAAAGTCTGGCTTAAATGTAATTTTAGTGTATTCGCTTTTTGATGTACCAATTTTAGGCTTATTAATTTTGCTAAGATTCTTCTCAATTGTTTGAGTATACTTTTTACCATCTTTTGCAGTCTCAATGATAAAGTAATCAGAGAAAATAGCAGTGAGTTTAGCACCAAGACCATTGAGACCTCCAGTAGTTCTCTTTTGAGAATCATCATAATTACTAGATGTAAGAAGATTTGCAAAAATTAGTTCAGGGATATAAATTTTATACTCTGGATGAATTGAAATAGGAATACCAGAGTCATTAAATACCGATATCTCATCAAAATTTATCTTAACTTTGATGCATTTAACAGATTTATTCCTTTGAACTTCATCGGCTGCGTTTACAAGTATTTCATCAAAAATTTTATAAATGCCAGGATTCCACTTACAGTTTTTAAATACTGCCTTGTTTTCGTCGTCGATTGTCCATGCCTCTGCAGTTGTGCATTTTGTATCACCAATGTACATACCTGGTCTCGCTAAAACATGTTCTATTTGTGTAAATTTTTTATAAGATTCTGCCATTATAACTGCTTTAAAAATATACTAATTTTTTAAACCAATTATTTTTTTGCAAAATTTCAGCAGGAAATTTATGGATTTTGCTCCTTCATTTTCTTTATAATTTCGTTTATAGCATCCTTAGTTTTAACTCCTTGAAATGTGTGCGTCGCGTTTTTGTATTTTATAATTGTAACAGGAACTGTATAAATTCCGTTTTCAATAAAAAAAGACTCAAATGCATCATTATCAACAGAAATGTTATACATAATACTATTCGGTATACATTCTAGTATTTCTTCGAGTTCCATGCATGGAATACACCAGTCTGCGCCAAATTTAAAAAACACTATCTTTTCTCCGAAGTTTATACTATTAATAGAAAAATAATTTTCAAGACTTTTAACTGTAACTCCCATTTATAATAAATGTATTTATTATTTTTTTAAGTTTGTAATTGAATAATTTAATTATATACATTTATAATAAATGACATTTTTAGATTTTTATACATTTGATCTTACGCAATTTGTAATAATATCATTAGTTGCACTTTCATCTTTTATGATAATTAATTACATAGAAACTAATAAAAAAGAAAAACATAATTTTAATTTATTACTGTCTATAGTAATTGGAGTAATAACAAGCCTTATTTATTCTTATGTCACAATAGAACCGGATGTATTATTAACAGGTAATTATTGGGACTAATTCAATATTTAAAATAAATTTATTATTTTATAATATGTCTATTAGTCTATCAAAATTTAATCCAAAAAAAATAGAAGAAAGACGTACAACTGGATCAGGTCCTGCTACGTGTGTTTTTATTGGAAAGAGAGGCACCGGTAAAAGTACACTTGTTTCCGACATTCTTTATTATATGAGAAAGATAAATGCCGGTGTTGCCATCTCTGCTACAGAAGATGGTAATGCATATTATTCAAGTTTTATACCAGACATTCTTATTCACTCTGAATATAAGCCCGAAATTATACAGCAAGTAATTACAAGGCAAAAAAAAGTAATAAATGGAGATAGAAAAAATAATGATGGCGATGTTTTTGTACTTTTAGATGATTGTATGTATGATAAACGTATGGTAAGAGACACTAATATTAGAGGAATCTTTATGAATGGTAGACATTGGAGAATTACTTTTATGTTAACTATGCAATACTGTATGGATTTACCACCTGATTTACGTGCGAATATAGACTATGTATTCATTCTACGTGAAAATATAATTCAGAATCAAGAAAAGTTATACAAAAATTTCTTTGGAATTTTCCCACACTTCAGTGTATTTCAGGATGTACTAAATAGTTGCACCGAAGGTTACGATTGTTTAGTCCTTGATAATACATCAAAAAGTAATAATATTCAAGATTGTGTATTTTGGTATAGAGCTAAACCAAATAGGAAATTTAGAGTAGGGTCAAAAGAGCTTTGGAAATACTGTGAGAAGAATTATGATGAAAAGAAAGCTAAAACAGTCGAAGAATATGATGAAAAAAAATTAAAGAAGAAAAATACACCAACTGTTACAGTTAAAAAGTTAAAAAAATAATATAGGTTGATCTTCTTTATTAATGTACATATTCTTAAGTGTATAATAAGTTCCACGAGGTTTTCTTTTTTTTGGAAAGATTGTTCTATTTTTAAATTTTTTAAAGTAATAAAATTTACTGAATTGTTCTGGAATAACAGATTTGATTACATTATAAAATAATTTATTAACATAACAGGAATTAATATTATCATCTAAACTTCTATTTTTAATTATTAATAATAAAATGTCAGGATTGTCCATTTAATTTTAGTATTTATTTTTTTATTATTAATAGTTCGCATATTAATTCTTTTTTATGAACATTTGCATGTTTAATTATTTCAATTGATTGGTGATGACTATAACATGGTATAGAATTTAGAAAAATTATTATATCGCCTACTCTAAGGCCGCTTCTATAGCAAAGATCTTTTTTATTTAAATTAACTATTTTAATGCCAGGACCATTTTTATTAGTAGAAATTACTATACCAGGATGATCTTTTTCTTTGAATGTCATAGTTATTTTTTTAGTTACCTCCAGTAAAAAAACAGGAGTATCTGGGTTATTAATAGAATCAAATTCTTTATCAAATTTAATTTCAAATATAGGTTTTTTGCATGTGGGGCACGAGTCTGCACGTTCTAACCACTTTATTAAACAGGTATAACAAAAATGATGCATACAAGATCCTACACAACTATTTTCAATTAAGTTAAAACATATTGGACATTCCATCAATATATTAATATAAAGTTAGTTTATATATTAAAATGTAAAATGTAAAATGTATAAAATTAAAAAACTCCTTGAAATACCTCAATACGAACAAAGGTCTGATATGTGGTTTAAACAGCGCGAAAATAAATTAACAAGTTCTGATGCAGGGACTGTTTTAGGTATAAATCCGCATCAAAAACCTCATGAAGTGTTATTTAAAAAATGCGGATACGATCCTAAACCATTTGTAGGAAATATAGCAACTCGTCATGGTCAAAAATATGAAGATGAAGCAATAGATAAATATTGTCATCTAACAGGACAAACTAATTATAATTTTGGATTGATATCTCATGAAGATGTGTACAATAATAATGATTTTTATTGGATGGCAGGTTCTCCTGATGGTATAGCTATAGAAAAAGACAACGACCGCGCAGAACCGGTGCTTTTAGAAGTTAAATGTCCTTATAGGCGTAAAATTAAATTTGGTAAAATTCCAGAGTATTATCTTCCACAAGTTCAATTGAATCTTTTTATATGTGATCTGAAGGTTGCAGACTTTATAGAATATCTTCCTCCGAATACTATGAATATAGTAAGAGTATTCCGAGATAAAAGATGGTTAGATAAAAATATACCGGTATTAGAAAGTTTTTGGAAAGATGTCGAGTATTATCGTAGTAATGACATTAAAACCCATCCTAAATTTCCAAAACAGAAAAGAACATTAGATTTAACTTCTGAAGATACTCATAGTAACGAAGAAGAACCTGTTCTTACAGGGTATGCGTTTAGAGATTAAAATATAATATTAAGTTAATATTTTACAAAAAAAGATATTACTTAAAAACATAATACATATATAAATAAGAAATGGGTATCCGCGGATTAAACACCATTATTAAAAAGTATGCAGAAAATGCTATTGGTAATTTTGACATTTCAAAGTATAAAAATAGTAAAGTAGCTATTGATTGTAGTATTTTATTGTATAAATTTAAATATGCATCACGTGTAGAAAACTCTCATCTTATTGGTATTGCAAACAGAATAAAATTTTATCTTATGAATGGAATACTTCCTATATTCGTTTTTGACGGAGTTCCGCCTGATGCTAAAAAAGTAACTTTAGTAAAAAGACAGGCTAATAAGGAAAAGTTGTATGTTCGACTTGAAGAATTAAGAGCTTCTAATCCTGAAACAGAAGAAGAAGAAAAAGCTAAAACTGAAGAAATAGAAAAACTATTGTCTCAGCTAATTGTTATTAAAAAATCTCATATCGATGACAGCAAAGAACTTTTAGAAAAAGCTGGTATTCCTTACTGCACAGCACCCGAAGATGCAGAAAAATACTGTGCTTTTCTTCAAAAGAATGGATTAGTAGATTATACTGTAACAGATGATACAGATGCAAGTACATTTGGATGTCCTATAATTCTAAAAACCTCTATAAATAAAAATATTATAGAAATAAATACTAATATTATACTTGATAATTTTGGAATGTCTTATGATTCATTTGTAGACTTTTGTATTCTATCTGGTTGTGATTATACAGAGCCAATTCCTCAGATTGGTCCTATTACATCTTACAATCTTATTAAAAAATATGGAAATATTGAAGAAATTTTGAAAACTCTTTCAAAAGATTATCCTAATTTTAACTACACAATTGCAAGGAAAATATTTAAAGAATTTGACTATGAACTTCCAGAGCCTTTTTTAAAGACTTCAACTGACAAAAAAATACTTCTGGATTTTCTAGAAAAGCATAATTTTAAAGAAAATGTAATTTCAAAATTTATAAAAATTCTAAATTAATTTAAATTAAATTTATTTTTTTTTCTTTTGTCTATATTAAAATAAAATATGAACGCTCTAGAACTTTTCTTTGGCAAGCGCCGCAAGCGCACCAAGAAGTCGCCTGGTCGCAGACCAAAGCGTGGCCACTACGTTAAGTCGCTTCCCAAGTCGCGCGCGTTTGTCCGCGTTAAGGGTCGCAAGCGCAAGCTTTACCGTGGCAAAAACGGTGGTCTTTACTACCGCACTAAGTCGGGCCGCAACTACATTGACGCGAAGGTTCTCAAGCGTAGAGGCCACGCTCTCTCGCCCAAGCGCAAGCGCAAGGCAATAAAGAAGCATCGCAAGCGCAAGCTTAAGATGGACAAGGCTTCTATCCGTCGTCGCAAGCTCTACCGTAAGCTTCACCCAAAGAAGAAGAAGGGTAAGAAGAGCAAGAAGCGTATGAAGTTCGGTGACTACTTCTATTAAATCACTGGTCTAATAAACCAGTAAAAATATAAAAGTAAAACAATAAAATTTTATGCAATTTCATAAATTCTTATTGTTTTAAATTGTCTTAATTGTCTTACATATTAGTCATATCTTCAATCGTTAAATTTTCTTGTTTAACTAAAAGTATTTTTTCAATAGATCTAATTGTAGTTGGAATAGTCTTGGATGTATTTACTTTAAGTATATCTATCATTTTCCTTGCAGTTCCATCAGATATATTAATGTCTACTATACAATTATCTTTGTAATCTTCTAAATTTTTAATGGATTTTATGTATTTTTCTCCCTCGGGATCTGAGTAGTGTATTTTTGCAAACAATGCATCATTTTTAAATATACAACTATACAATAAAATGTCTTCATTTTCTTCTTTGACTTTTAGACTAAATGTTATTAAGTTACATGGTTTCCACTTAAAACAAGAGTAATTAATACCTGTTATTATAGGCAAATTATTTGGTATCATAAAAATTTCTTCATTTTCTGTTATATCTTTACAATAATTTATGTCATCAAAATACTCTACTATATTTAATTCAATATTACACCCTGATGTATTATGTATAAATGTATCAGCTTCGGATATTCTATCTGAGAATGTATACTTATTAATTTTTTGTCCACAAATTAAAAATGTATCATAAATACAAATAGATTCTTCATTATAAGAAACATCAAAAATAGAACCTTGATAGTATTCTTCAGAACATAAAATTTCAACTTTATAGATTATAAAATCTTTAAGAATTATTACAGCTGTGTTCTTACCATTCTTATCCAAGAATAAAAATAAAGCAGTTCTTTTAGTTTCTTGAGTATTTTTCTTATAAAAAACATAATTAAAATTCTTGAGTTTATAAATGTATTGTTTCTCTATATTTATAGAATTCTGAAGAGGAAAATACATGTCAGATTTTCCAGTCCAGTTATTATTAAGTAAAAATACAATTTGTTTTTTGAATTTTTCATCTATAATTTCTTCTAACATCAATTTAATATAAAATTGTATATTGCCTTTAAATTTATTTAAAGACTTTAAACATTTAAATATTATTATGTCTTTTACAACAAAAGAAGAAACTCTTGTGAATTTTTTACTTAATTACTATAAGACAAAAATTACTCTTTTTAAAGACATTATATATCAAAATACTCCACTCAGTCTAAGACTATTAGATTGGCTTGTGACAAACTATTCTAAAAAATACAATATAATTTATCCACTTATTAGTTCAAATGAGACAATTTATTTTAATATATACCTCGACTATAAAAATCAACTTAAGGCTTATTCAAAGAAATTTTTTGATCCATTTTGTAGACAAAAACGTCTTATTATTAATACACAGACTTTTAAGTGGAGAGAATATCCTAATAATACACTAGATGATATATCTGAGAATGAAATAGTAACTACAGTAGGGCAATTAAACTTTTTCAGATGGTTTATAGATAATAAAATATTAGATTATGCCTTGAATAATATAAAACTCATTGATTCTGATATGATAAATACTATGAGTTATAAAAAGAAAGGAAAGCGAACTGTTTTATCTCCGAGTGCAGTTAAAGGTATATATACAAATAAGTGTGCAATTACTATTAAATTCAAGGCTTAGTAAATTTAGAGAAATAAATTATACATATATATATGTATGAATATTGATAAAAATAATCCATTAAATGTATGGTTTTGGAATACCAAAACAGTTGTTTCTGATTCTACTAAAGAGACAGTAACCCATTTTATGCTTAATGGTGGAAAACTAAATTTGTCTAATCATCATGATGAATTTCAGATTATGTATAGTAAATACATTAAATATAAAAATTGTATAGTTGAAAGAAAAACTGACTTTTTTAAGTTTTTCATAGATTTTGATGTATTATCAGAGGAGATCATAAACTTGGACGAATATGTAAATATTATTCAAAATACACTAATGAATTTATACAAAATTTCTGATTTACTTTGTATAATAACAGGAGCAGATAAAGTTAAAAAAATTATAAAGAATGAAATATCTTATCTCAAACAGGGGTTTCATTTACATTGGCCCGAATTAATCGTAGATAAAGAAACTGCTAAACGTATTCGTAAAAATTTAATAGTTAATTTAACTAATGTTTTTGGTAAAAATGATAAATATTATGACACATGGGAAAAAATAATAGATAAATGTGTTTATGAAATGAATGGTCTACGTTTGGTAGGATCCGACAAATGTGTTATATCAGACGGTAAGGAACACTTTGAGAACAGGATATACATTTTTAAAGATGTATACACAGGAAATAAGAAAGACGAATCGTTATTTGAAATTTATAATTCAGACACTCTTAAATTAGTAAAAGATACAAGTATTCGCAGTAACGAAAATTGTATAACAGAAATTCATAATTTAACTGAATATACAGAAACCGAAGAAATTTCTGAAAATACATCAAGTAATTTAATTTCAATTGCAAAATCTTCACATGAGTATGCCGCAATTGAAAAATATTTTAGACTTCATGCTAATGGATACAGAGTAGAGGACATACGTTCAATTTCTAAATCAAAAGATAAACCTATGTATTTAATTAATTCAAGATCAAAATGGTGTAATAATAAACAAGATTATCACACTAGCAATCATATATATTTTAAATTGACACCATCTGGATTGTGTCAGAAATGTATGTCTGAAAGCACGTACATTCATGGACCTTGTAGAGAATTTCAGAGCACATGTGTTCCGATTACAACAACACTTGAAAGTGTTCTAGGGTGGAAAAAACCAAAAACTAAAGACACTGATAAAATTAAAAAACCCCAAAATTTTAGCGTGCCTAGTTTTTTAGAAAAATTAGAAAACAATATAACAGGAAAAGATGCTTTTAGTGGTCCTGGAAAAAAGAAGTAAATAAAACTACAGATAAACCTATTAATACGGCAATTACTACTTTACCTAGCAAATTTGTAGATCCATTCTCAATTAGATAAGGAAAAGAATTTACTAAAATGTCATTAAATTGACTTGAACTTGTGATTATATATGCAATAATTATTAATAAAATAGTTTTAATGTTCTTTTCTTCTTTTATTTTATCTAAGAGTGAAGTATTTACGTCAATAGTTTCATTCTTCGGTACAATAGTTTCCTCACTGTTTAAATTTTCATTGGCATTTTCATTTACATTAGCATTTACATTAGCATTTACATTAGAATTAGCATTTACATTAGCATTTACATTAGCACTTTCATTTTGTTCTTTTCGTGCAGTTTTATATTCAACGTTTTTGCCATTTAGATCCTTCATTGAGCACTCAAATTGTGACATTTACTAGTTGTAATTATTTAAATGTATTTTTTTAAACGAAACAAATTTAGTTTTAAATTTATAAATAAAATAAAATGTATATTTAAAAGTAAATAAAATGGGTATAGATAGCGTAGCTATTAAAACTTTTAATTCAACTGGATCCCAATCGGTTTGTCGCGCAAATGATGCTGACGATACAAAACTTATTGAATCTGAGTTTCTAACTAAGTGCAAAACTGAATACATCAATGGCTCTGGTATGAGTTTTATTGCAGGAACATTAACTGCCTTACCGGATTCAACCACATCATCAGAAACTTATCACTTACCGAGTGATGTAGATGCTGTCAGTGAAATAATATTGCAAATGAGATTTAAATGCTCAGCGTTAGGCGGCAATACTCAAATATCATCTACTTTACTATTAGATCTGATAAATAAGATAGATATGAAAATAGGTAACTTAACATTTCAAACTATTTTCCCCGGTGATATCTATGCAAGAAATCTAACAGAAAATGGTAATTCTCTTAAAGTAGAGCATAAAGATCAGACTGGCCTATCATCGGGAGGCGTTTTTAATGCGAGTGGTACTTTTTTTGATTTTTCGGTATCTATTCCTTTTACTGGAAGAAATTCTGATTTAAGAGGATGTTTTTTGCAAGCGGGCGCTATAACTAATGGTCTTATTATGAAAGTTACTTATAATCAAGTTCCTAGTGTGCTGCAAGCCGGCGGTGCAGTTCATAATTTAATTGCTCTTGCTTCAACAACAGACGTAACAGCATTTTCTACCGGTATTTGTGTATTTACACATCATATAACTAATGTTGAGAAGAATTTTCTACAAAATAATATTGTAAATAGAACTGTAAAAGCTTCCCAAGGTATTAGACAACTAAAAGATTTATCTGCTTCTGGTGGACAAGAAGACAAAACAATTGTAGTTGATTTATCAAATATTAATATAAATGTATCTCATATCTTATTAAGTTTGGAAAGAGGAGTTTTTGGTTCTTTAACAACGGTCAACAGTGGAATGTCTAATGCTGATAAAAATGTGATTGAATCAGGATCATCTTGGACACCGGTAGCAGATTCGGACGACGTGGGTGCAACTAAAATTGGAGTATTTAAAGGCTGGCTTAAAAACGCTGAGTTAGTGTTGGGTAATGATAGAACAGGTAATATTCCTGTGTCGTGTCTTACTACAAATAGAATCGAACAATTTGGACTTACAAGTATAGACAATAAGAATATATACATTATTAAATTAGCTGGTTCTGCATTTAGTACAGCCGGTGTACCATTCGCTAGACTAAATAATAAAAAATTAATACTTACACTTAATAGTCTTGTCGTTACTAATTTTGCAGGAGGAGTAAATACAACTCTTCTTAATGTAACCTGCTGTGGCACTCAAGTCCAGACAACTGTAGGCGGTTCTACTTCATTTTCTGCTTAAATTATTTATATGTCATTTTAATTAAATTAAATAATTTTAAGTACGTATTAAATTTAAAATTATTTTCTTTACATTAATTTAAATACAAATGTCTGGAGCTGTAGCTGCTCATGCTGCGCATAACGGGTCTGGTACCCAGGGT